GTCCGTTCGGCCTTGTAGGCCTCAAAGTCCTCTTTTACCGCCTTGTACTTTACCTCCCATTTGTCGTCCTTTGACTTGGAAAGCTCAGCTTTGGCCGTATCCAGCTCTTTTTGGACGTCAGCCAGTTTCCCGGCGTCCGCTTTCAGGGTATCGATCTCCTCACGCAGGGCATTCACAGAGGCGACGTGGCCATCGATGATTTTTTCAACGGCCTCCCCCATGTGCTCGCTGTCTACACCTGCGGCGGATAAGATTTCCCGTACCTGTGCTTTTGTAAGTGCCATAAAATTAACTCCTTTTTCTCGGCGGCGTTCTCTGCCGTTTGTTAATCTATAAAAACCGCGATCTCTGCGGATTTTACCAAAAGAAAAAGCGCGAACACTCACCCCATGTCTGGAATGAATGTCCACGCTCGGACGTTCCGCCGGAACGCTTACCGGCGGCAAACGATATTAAATTCTGTATGTATTATATCACATTTTACTGGGAAATGGAAGATTTTATTTCTTTAAGCCCCAAAATTCTTCTGGTTCCCAAAGTGCATACATTTTATTATATCCGTGTCAAGGCATATGATTTTGCACTTCTCAAAAAGGGCGCAATCTTTTTCGCAGTCGTGGCTGCGAATAACGTCATAGCCTGCGAATTTCAATTCCTTCATGACGCTCCACTTCCTCCGAGGAACATGTTGACAAAATACTGCTGGCCTTTTCCTGTTACCTTTGGGGTCTTGTTTACACTAGTATGCCCATCAGCGTGATTTATAACAGTTTCCTTAATTTCAAAAAGGCCAAGCTCCATAGCTTTCTGCGTGGGCATGTTGTAGTCGGTTCCCTTACGTTTGATTAAGTAGCCCTTTTCCCGCAGGGTTTCAAAAAATCTGTTCTGACCGGTCTCCATTCCATTCTGTTTCAGGAGCTTCGCCATTTCGCCCACCAGGATAGAACTCTTGGAAGCGGTGACGGAATCGGCAAACAAAACCTTGGGCCGGTCTGCTTCCACCTTATCCTCCAGCATTTTCAGCCGCTTGTCCGCAATCCGCAGGGCACGGGCCATGACCTTCTCCGGACTGTTCCAGTCCTTCTCCAACTGGAGAAAATACTGCCGGGCAATCTTGCCCTTCTCGTTTCGCTGGAGCATACAGATTTCCTTTGCCATGTCGATGGAAAGGGCGGCGTCCTGCCTGGGCTTACCCGGAAGGCCGTCAGACCTATTACTCAAAATTGAGTAATAGTCCTGGCCCTCGGTGAATCCGTACTCGCACATCCTGGAGAACCAGTCATTGAACCGTGCCCCCACCTCCAGAAATTCGTGAAGCTCCCGGGCCGACACAGCAGGCCGGTCGTTGGAATAGTCGATTTTAATAAGCTCGTTCATGTAATAGCCTCCTTAAATTTTTGCTTTGAACAGCCTGCAAAATGGCCGCATCAGTTCATCATCGACCAACTTCTTTTTTTGATCCACACCATGTGTTTGGTGCAATGCAGCTTGGAGGTACATCTGCGTAAACAAGGTTCTTGCAAAATTTACACTTCCTGTTTTTTCTGCACGATCTCCATTTTTCAACGTTCATCTTTCAATTCGTCCCTCCGCACCCGCGTGACTTTCAACCCGCCTTTCAGAGCCATGTACTCCACACGTTCCCCCTTTAGCAAGGCATTTATGGCGGCAGACTTTACGCTGTCGTATTCGGCGGATAGTGCCGCCCCGGTTGCTTTATTATCCACCGAACATCACCTCTCCGCACAAGAACTTCACATCCTCCAGCTTTACGCCGGTGAAGGAGTAAGTGACGTTCTTCTCGCTGTCGTATATAGAGAGGTCAAACGGAAGTTTGCTGAATTTTTCTCCCATTGGCGCATCTCTCCTATCCCTTGACACGCGTTCCAGCTTTACCAGCGCTCCGGTGAATCCGTTGTATGTTACTTGCATTGTGGTGGCCTCCTTTTCCTTTCTGTTTTTTGTTTCTTTAAGTGATTCCCAAAACAAAAATTCCTCTAAAGTATCAATCTTGTATGTGGGTATTCCGTGTATTCCTCTGTCAAAATGCCACATTTCAAAATCACTTTATCCTTTCAGCTCTCCCTCAATAATCCCCTTATACTGCGGCACATGGTCTGCCACCGCCGGTTTCAAATACGGCTGGGCCCGCTGGCCGCGGGTCAGGTGCCATTGTCCCTTTGCGTCCTGGTACACCCAGGGCGTTTGACGGCCACCGGGGTAATACTTGCCGGTCCCCAGCTCCACATAGGGGGCATATTCGCTGTTGGTGCCTATGTACACCGCAGGCTCTGACGGCTGGACCTGATGAGTAATACTGTTGCGCAGATTGCTCGTATCCACAGGACACAACAGCTTGGCATACCCTTCCGCTGTCAGACCGCACTTCTCCAGAGCCCGGATGCAGGCGGCCTCCAGTTCCTCTTTTGCAAGGCCGCTGTTGTCGGTAATCTCAATGTTCATCTCTGCAAATATCCCTCCCCTCGTTTGTGTCTTTCCCACTGTGCAAACGTCATATTGGGCAGCAAGCCCCATGGGTCCCGCCGCAGGGCGTCGCTCATATCTACACCCTCCACCTCCGCAATCAGCGTACATCTACAGTTGTAGATATTCGCAGGGGTAGCGGATGGGTCACCCGGAAACATGATATCCCCCAGAATGGAGTGAAACGGTTTGTCATTTGGCTGGGTCTGACCGTCCAGAAGCGCGTGGGCGTGACGGGTGCGGTTGTCCAGAGTGGACAGCCACCGCTTTTTCAGCTTGATTCCCATCTCCTCCGCCCGAAAGTAGCTGTCCAGCCGGCCGGCATTTTGTGCTCCTGTCACAGCAGTACGTGCCGCTCGAATGGCGCTGGTTCGGTTCATGTTGGGGATGTTAGTTTGGAGCCGGTCCGCCAGGTGCTTAATACTCTCGCCCTGCAAAATCCCGCTGGTAATTTGGGCCGTTATCTGCTGCTTGCCCCATTTCAGATCAATACCGCGCTTCACCGCCCTCTTCGGCGGATAGTATGGCATAAGGTCAGGCTGTTCCACAACGAGCCGCTTCACTGTCTGCTCGTCCCACAGGTCAAATCCCACATCTCTCCCCACCTGCTGTTCGATAGTGTAGGCGGCATAATTGCGGTTTAGGGAATAAATACCTGGAGTATGGTCGTTTATATATGCGGCGGCAACTTCATTTGCGTTGGTCATTCGCTCCGCCACCCGGTCTCGCAGGGCTTCAAACCGTTTCCCACGCCCGATCTGCGCCAGCCGCCATTGGGTGTACTGCTGCTGGGTGATTTTCCCCTCCTGCAAAAGCTGGAGCTGTTCTGCGTCCCGCTCCTTAAACCGCTCGAAGTAGACGTCGATTTTCTCTTGCAGCTCCTTAGCGGCATTTTTGTATTCGGCTGCGATGCGGGATTCCAGCTTTTCGAGTTCGGCATCTGTCCATACATGGGCTTCGTCAGGTTTCATCCTTCCAATTCGCTTTCTTTTTTACGTGGTTCCCGACAAATATCGTTACGCCAACTAAAATAATTGCCAAAACCACACATGCTACAATATCGTTATTCAGAAACTTGTCCGCAAATTGAAAGAGTGCCGTTCCAAAAACCGCAAAGCAGAAAAAAGTCAATGCGGCATACCATGCAGTTGAAAGCACCGCATCAAGTGCCTTAAGCATTTTCTGAAGAAGGGGCTTTAGGCTTTTTTTTCTTTTCCCCCCCTTTCCCCCGTTCATTTCCCGCCGTTCTGCTGATTGTTGCCGCCGAACCGGCCAAAATCCTCCGCCGCCAGCTCTTTCAGAATCTCCTCCACCATATCAGCATCCCCTAGGATGGTCAGCAGCTTCCGGGTCAGATATTCTGGTGTCGTATAGGGAGCAGCCATCAGAACCGTCTGCACCTCCTCCTGTTTATTGACGATTTGGTTCCGGGTGTAGGTTGGCTTATCGTCAATGCCCGCTAGCTTCAGTATCCCAAGAATGAACTCTGTAACCTGTTCCTCAAACCCGTCTGTCTTCAGGTCCAGCGGCACATAGCTGGCCTTGATGGCTGTGGCCGTCTGGTTCCCAGCTTGGACAGCGGAGGCGTCAAAGGCTTGGAAGTCCTGATACAGTTTTTTCTCCAGCATATCAATCGTGGTCTGTGTTCCGGTAAACGGCGCTTCTATCGTGCGCGGCTCTGCGTGTGCGCCTTCCTCGACATTGTCCATAAATGCCACGTGAGATTTTTTGACGATATTCAAAAACCTTTCCGCATCCACATAGTCCATCCCGCCGCAGTTGGTTAGCACCCAATAGATTATATTGCCCTCATCGACGTTGTTCACCATGTTGGAGCAAGAAAGGTCAAGCGCGTCAATGGTGTTCCGCTTTCCGCACAGCTCAGATTTGCACAGTTCATTGTTTTTCAGCGGAACAATTGGAAAGGTTGGATAATTTTCGCCATTGTATATAGCTGATCCATCTTTTTTCGAGGTTTTGGTGTATGTTATATAAGTCCTTTTTGCCTTTCCGTTCTCTTCCCAAATAACCGCCATATCAGAATCCTTTTTCTGAATGTACTCGGTAATGCCGTCCAGCTCATACAGGGTTGCTCGTAAGGGCTTGTCCCGGTCAATCTGCCAGAAGCGGATTCCCGCCATCAGAGCGCCGTTTTCTTCATCGTACAGCGGCACAAACTCCGTTATTTTAAACACTTCCACGTGGTCCATGTTCCAGAATCCGAAGGACACGCCACCTATCAGGGCATACAGCCCCGCACGGCTGACCATCAGGTCGAAATTGTTTCCCAACTTTTCCGATGTAGCTTTGTCCTGAAATGTTACTCCATTTCCCAAAAGGTAGCTGCACTCCTGCCGTACATCCAGACCAAAAAAACTGCTGGCTATCTTGTGATTGGCTGTGTACATATCCTGGTGGGCCTTGCCCTGCATATCGTACAGGATTTTTTCATACCGGTTTATGGTTGGGTTCTCGCCCTGATAGTAGAGCTGGGCGTCCACGGCGGTCTGGTAGATGTCGCTGCGCTTATGGTCAGCAATGGCCGATTTGATAAACGCAATGCGCTCCTTTTCATCATCACCGCAGGGCAAAAGATCTTGGTAAGTTTTCAATTCTGCGGCTCACCTCCTAATCCAAAATAGACCTGTATTCCCTCGTATTGGCCCGCCGGACCAGGCGCAGGGTCTTGACCAGGTAGCGGGTTGCGTCCATGCAGTGGTCGTTCTCCTTCAGCGGCGCGTCCACTCCAGCGTTAATTGCCTTATTGTCCCACATGTAGGAACCGAACTCCGCTATCGCGTTCTCACAGCAGGGCATGAAAGCCAGGTTGTTAGCCCCCAGCATGGAGCAGACGTCCGAGATGCCCTCCAGAACCGCGTTGTTGGCGTCCTGCGTGTGGTAGCCTCTCCGCCTCAGCTCCGCTTTCATGGAAGCAGCGGACGGATCTATGATAACCCGCTTAGGCCTGATCTCTCCCAGCATTGCTTCCAGCCGGTCCACAAGCTGGGAATCGGTCAGCTGGTGGCGCTCATCCCGCCCGGAGTAGTAATCCTCCTTCAGGCAAATCCAGCGCTTTGTGCCGCGCTCCTTTCGCCACAGCAGGAACACGTTGGGATTCTGGATGCCGTAGTCGGAGGACACATAGTATTTGCCCTCGGTCTCCACCGGCGCTTTCAGGACGTGCCGTTCCTTATCAAACATGGGGTAGACAAGACCGTCCGCCACGCACCGTTCGCCCAGGATATCCCGCCTATACCACACGCTGGACGGGTCATACTGCGCCTTGATCTCCTCCCGGCGTTTATCGGAAATGGAAAGATTGTCGTCGATGGTAAAGTGCTCGTACAGATAGCCAGGGAGGTTCGTTTCCTGATAGTGATCTATGTAGTCCCCGTAAATTCGATGGTTCGGGTTACAGGGGTTAAGGTCCCACAGCACCAGCGGGTCCAGCGCCGCTGCCTGACGGCCAAAAGCCACCTTGATGAAGCATTCCCGGCTGTCGTCACTGTCGTAGT